ATACAAGTGTAAAACCATCTGATGAACCAGTCTCTTCAACCATAGATGATGTAGAAACTGGCAACGCACAATCGACTGTTGACACAACTGATTCAATGGCGGCATATATGTCTGCAATTGGTAGGTCTGTTAAGAAATAGGCGTGCAAAATGAACAATTTTATAAATAGTAGAAAATAATAAGGAGAAACCAAATGTTTCAAACAGAACATCTACAAGAAAAGTGGCAGCCAGTCCTAGAACACCCAGATCTCCCAAAGATTGAGGATTCATATAGGCGTGCCGTTACTACTATTATCTTGGAAAACCAAGAGAAATCAATTAAAGAGGACAGAAACTTCCTTGCAGAAACAGCTCCAACGAACTTTATCGGTGGTAATGCTTCTCTGGATACTTTCGATCCAATTCTTATCTCACTGGTAAGACGTTCCATGCCAAACTTGATTGCATATGACATTTGTGGTGTGCAACCAATGACTGGCCCAACTGGTCTTATCTTTGCAATGAGAGCAAGATTTGCTTCAATGGATGGTGCAGAGGCACTTGCCGATGAGGCTTTCCCAGATGTTGCAAACCAAAATGCTGCTGGAACTATCGGTGGTGGTGATATCGGTTCAACCGAAACTAACCCTGCCACTCTGAACGATAGCCCATCTGCTGGAACTTACACCAGTGCAACTGGTATGACCACGGTTCAAGGTGAAGCATTAGGTGACTCTGGAACAAATGCTTTCGCAGAAATGGCGTTCAGCATTGAGAAGCACACCGTTACTGCCGTAACTCGTGCCCTCAAGGCAGAATACACTATGGAACTTGCTCAAGACCTTAAAGCAATTCATGGTTTGGATGCCGAAACTGAACTTGCAAACATTCTGTCTGCTGAAATTCTTGCAGAGATCAACAGAGAAGTTGTAAGAAACATTTATGTTTCTGCTGTTGCTGGTGCTCAGGTGAATACAACGACTGCTGGTATCTTTGACTTGGATACAGACTCAAACGGACGTTGGTCAGTTGAGAAGTTCAAAGGTTTGATGTTTGCGATTGAGAGAGATGCCAACGCAATCGGTCAACAAACTCGTAGAGGAAAAGGTAACTTGATCCTTTGTTCTGCTGATGTCGCATCTGCATTGCAAATGGCTGGTATCCTTGATTATACCCCTGCTCTTAACAACAACTTGAATGTTGATGATACTTCAACAACATTTGCTGGTGTTATGAACGGACGTTTCAGAGTGTATGTTGACCCATATGCTGCAAACGTGGCCGCATCACAATACTACATTGTTGGTTATAAGGGAACTTCCCCATACGATGCTGGTATGTTCTACTGCCCATACGTTCCACTTCAGATGGTTCGTGCAGTGGGTGAGAGTTCATTCCAACCAAAGATTGGTTTCAAGACCAGATATGGTATTGCTGCAAACCCATTCCACACTGGTACAGTTGCTGCTAGTAACGATGGTGCAATCAATATCTCTGGAAACACCAACAAGTATTACAGAAGAGTTAAAGTTACTAACCTTATGTAATCTTTTTACCAACCAACCAAAAGAAGAGGGGACTTGTTCCCCTCTTTTTTTTCTTTATAAATACTATTATGACAACGGAAACATCACCTCTCAATAGACAACCAGATCAGTTGGATTATAGTAGTCCAACACAGTTTAGGTTTATTCTGAATCAGATACCTAAAGTGCAGTTCTTTGTTCAGACTGCGAATATCCCTGGCATAAGTTTGGGTGAAGCAGTAATACCAACACCCTACAAAGATATACCTTACGTTGGTGATAAGGTAACTTACGAAAGTTTGAATGTTCAGTTTCTTGTGGATGAAAGTTTAGAAAACTACATAGAAATGCATAACTGGATGATAGGTTTAGGGTTTCCAAAAACTAGACAACAGTTTACAGACTTTCGTTCTAGCACATCAAACACATCAAACGCAGCTGGTAAAGCACAAACTGATATAGGTAAAGTTGGTCAAGCAGTAGCAGAAAGACCTTTATATTCTGATGCGACACTTTCAATACTGTCAAATAAAAATAATCCACTCGTAGAGGTTCGGTTTGCTGATTGTTTCCCAGTTGCGTTGTCTGGACTAGACTATACACAACAAGTCGCAGATGTTGAATATCTCACAGCCACTGTTGACTTTCGTTATAAATTATATGAGATAGTGACTTTATAATACGGAGTGAAAATGAATTTGGATGAATTGAAACTTCAAGTCTCACAAGACTTGAGAGTAGATGATGAACACTTAGATACTGAATCTTTAAAAAATCAAGAAATCAAAGCAAAGTATTTAGACCACAAATCTAAATTTGAACTTCTTTTGTTTAAGGCAAAAGGAGATTACAAACGATTGTATCGTGAAAAGTGGGAATACTATGGTGGTAAAGCTGATGCAAAAATATATGCAAGTAAACCTTTTGACCTTAAAGTTCTAAAGACAGATCTAGGTGTTTATATATCTGCTGATGAAGAAATCATAGATGCAGAAAATAAAATAGGATATTTAGAAACAGTCGTTGATTACATCAAGGGTGTAATTAAGTCTGTGGATAATCGTGGTTGGGATATCAAAAATGCTATTGAATGGAAGAAGTTTGAAGCAGGGTTGACATACTAAATAATATAGTGACTTGATTAATGTAGGAGAAGAAAATGATTTGTGATATTTACGATAATGTGTTAGAACCTCATGTCGCAGAATTAATTGATATGGAAATGAAAGAAATAACTTGGCAATATGATTATAAATCTAATGGTAAAGAAGTTAATAAACATTGGCATACTTTTTGTGGACATGAAACAATTGAACCAGAGTATAGTTTCCTTAATTCAATTTGGGAAACTGCAAAAACAAAATATAACTTTGAGGAAAAATATAAAGTTCAATATTTTAAAAGAGTTTATTGCAATGCACACACTCATGGTATAGAACCACATTTACACATAGACGATGGCGATTTTACAATGATATATTATCCAAGACTTGATTGGAAACCAGAGTGGTTGGGTGGAACTGTTATTTGGAATGAACAAAAAAATGAGATAGAAAAATATGTAAACTATATTGGAAACCGTTTATTTGTTTTTGATGCAAAACTAAATCATCAAGCCATGCCAGTTTCTAGACAATGTTATGATTTAAGAACTTGTGTTGTTTTTAAAACTTTTAGAAGTGATGCAAATTCAGATAGGCTGGACTTCTATGGAAAAAATTAAGACGCATTTAGTTTTTCCCACGGCACTACATATATTCAATCATAAGATGGAGCAAGAAGAACAACAGATTATGGTTGATTATATAAAGGGTACAAAAAATAATGAAACCCTAGATGTTGCTGGTTTATCAAAACACACAAAAAATAATCTTCACAAAATACCAGAGTTTGCGAGGTTGAGAAATACGATCAATGACGCAACTCACGAGGTTGTGAAAAAGATGGAGTTCAAGTACGATTCACTAGAAATGACAGGGATGTGGGGTAATGCACTACCAAAAGGAAACGCACACGCACCACATACACATTCTAATCATCTTTTCTCTGGTGTGTATTATGTGCAGTCTGATGACCTATCATCCCCTATACAGTTTTTTGATCCACGGCCACACGCACACGTTATGAGGCCAAACAAAAATAAAGATAATACACTGAACTCTGATATCATTGCGATACCTTGCACAACTGGAGTTGGTATTATCTTTCCATCTTGGTTAACACATTGGGTGCCTCCAACTGGTTCTGAAAGAGTAAGTGTATCTTGGAACTTTATTATCAGAGGTATGTACGGAGAACCGAATAGTTTGCAAGATGTTAATATCTAAAATAAATGAGGTGTATCTACAACTCAAGGTAGATGACGATCTGGAAAGAGAACTTACAGACTACTTCACGTTTGAAGTGCCTGGGGCTAAGTATATGCCTCATTATCGTAAGAAACTTTGGGATGGTAAAATACGATTGTTTTCTCCACACAATGGTAGAATATATGTTGGTCTTTTACCTTACATAAAAGAGTTTTGTTCTAGAAACTCTGTAGAATATATAATAGAGGAAGGAGTAGAAGATGAACGGAATATTGATCGTGAAAGCGTTAGAAAATTTGCCGAGTCCCTACGACCAAAAGCCAGAGGGAAGTCTATTGAATTTCGTGGCTACCAAATTGATGCAATATTTCATGCTATACGAACAAATCGTTGTCTTCTTTTATCTCCTACTGCTTCGGGTAAGTCACTAATAATCTACACACTTGTTCGTTATTATCATTTGATGAATCTAAAAACACTGATACTTGTTCCAACGACATCTTTGGTTGAACAGATGTATTCTGACTTTATTGACTACGGTTGGAAAGACGAGCATATTCATAGAGTGTATGCTGGACATGACAAGGGTTCTAAAAAA